TTTATTGATAATGATGCTACCTTTTATACATCAACGTATCCGGTGGTATCGTCTGGTAAGGATACAAAGATTATTATTACTTCTACAGCAAATGGTATTGGTAATGTATATCATAAGTTGTGGGAAGGTGCAGTTACCGGTACAAATGAATTTAAACCATTTCGTGTAGATTGGTGGGACGTACCAGGTCGAGATGAGAAGTGGAAAGAGCAAACAATCGCTAATACTTCTCAAATACAGTTTGATCAGGAGTTTGGTAATACATTCCAGGGTAGAGGTAATAGTCTTATATCTGCAGAATGTTTACTTGCTCAAAAAGCACAGGATCCAATATATGTTCAAGAGAATGTGTATGTGTATGAAAGACCGATAGAAGGTCATAACTATATTATGTGTGTCGATGTTGCCAAAGGTAGAGGTCAGGATTATTCAACCTTTAATATTATCGATACATCGACTAATCCGTTTAGACAGGTTGCAGTATTTAGAGATAATAATTTATCAGCACTATTATTTCCTGATATTATATACAAGTATGCAATGACATATAATGAAGCGTACGTTATCGTAGAATCAAATGATCAAGGTAGTGTTGTATGTAATGGTTTATATTATGATTTAGAATATGAAAACTTATTTGTAGAATCAACCGTAAAGGCTGGCGCAATTGGTGCTACTATGACTAAACGAGTAAAACGAATTGGTTGTTCTACATTTAAAGATTTTGTAGAACAAAAGAAACTAAGCATTGTTGATGCAAATACAATTATGGAAATGAGTACCTTCGAAGCAAGAGGCAATTCATTTCAGGCTTCAGGCAGTAACCATGATGATTTAGTAATGAATCTTGTCATGTTTGCATGGTTTGCAACAACAGATATATTTGCTGGATTAACTGATATTGATATGAAGAATATGTTATATAAAGAACAGTTACAAGCGATACAAGATGATTTAATACCGTTTGGCTTTATAAGAGATAACACTAACGCTGATGAACCAATAGTGGAAGTAGATAGTACAGGGCAACAATGGGTTGTCCAAGATCGCATCTCAAAACTATAAATATTATAAATAATAGTAATTGAGTAAGTATCGTATTATGAACACACACTATTTAACCTTTGAGAGGATATAAAGATGGCATTTCAAGTCTCACCCGGCGTCGAGGTAAAGGAAATCGACGCAACGAATGTGATTCCTGCGGTATCTACTAGTATAGGTGGGTCTGTCGGGTTTTTCGCGAAGGGTCCTGTTGATACTCCAATTACTGTTAGTTCAGAAAAACAGTTAGTGGAAACTTTCGGCGAACCTAGCGCAGCAACATTTAAATATTTTGGTCCAATGGCCGCATTTCTAAAATATGGTAACGCTTTAAAAGTAATTAGAGTTGCCGGAACTGGTTCACTAAACGCATGTGGTTCTGCTGCAGCAGAAGCTTCAACTGCACAACTTATTAAAACACAGGATGCTTATGATGCATTGACACTTGCAACTACTGCAGGCGATTTTATTGCACGTTCGCCTGGTGCTGAAGGTAACGCAATAGATGTACATGTTTGTCTTGCAAACGCTACTTCATTTGCCGCATGGGATCATAAAGGACTATTTTCTAGAGCTCCTGGAACTTCAAACTTTGCAGTATCGAAAGGTAACGCCGATGCGGCTGATGAGTTACATGTTGCAGTAGTTGATAGAACAGGTGCAATCAGTGGAGTCCCTGGAACAGTTTTAGAAACATTCGAAGCATTGAGTCAAGGTACAAATGCTAAGAAAGATGATGGATCAACTAATTTCTTTAAAGACGTAATTAACAATAAGTCACAATATATCTTCGTGGGTTATGTAGCTGCAGCGTGGCTCAATGATACAGCAGCTGTACCAGCAGAGATTACACAAGGGAGTACATCATATACTGCCGCAGACGACACGGCACCTAAAGTCGTATCACTATCCCTTGGTGCAGATGGAACAATTGCTGATTCTGATATACCTGCGGGTTTAGAATTACTGAAAGATTCAGAAACACTAGATGTTAATCTTTTGTTTGCTACTGCAGATGCTGTGGGAAGTTCAGATATTGCAGCTAAACTTCAAGAGGTAGCAGAGCATCGTAAAGATTGTGTTGCTTTTGTATCTCCTCCAGTGTCATTAACAGATGGTAGTAATGCTGTTTCTGCAGACACAATTGTAGGTGATGCTACATTATCTGGTAGAAACTCTTCTTATGTTGTACTAGATTCAACTTCTGTTAAAGTATATGATAAGTATACCGATACATATCGATTTATTAACGCTTCTGGTCATATTGCTGGTCTTTGTGCCAATACTGATCGCGTTGCTGATGCTTGGTTCTCACCAGCTGGTGAAACTCGTGGTCAACTTCTAGGAGTTACCAAATTAGGATTTAATCCTACTAAAGCTGAACGTGATACATTGTATAAAGCAAGCGTTAACCCACTAGTTTCATTCCCAGGACAAGGTACAATGTTGTTCGGTGATAAAACTTCACAATTCCGTGCTTCTGCATTCGATCGAATTAATGTTCGACGATTGTTTATTGTTTTGGAAAAAGCAATTTCAACTGCATCTAAGAGCATGTTATTTGAATTTAACGATGAGTTTACCCGTGCAAACTTCCGTAATATGGTAGAACCATTCCTACGCGATGTTAAAGGTCGTCGTGGTATTACTGATTTCTTAGTAATTTGTGATGAAACAAATAATACTGGTAATGTTATTGATAGCAACCAATTCGTTGCAGATATATTCATTAAGCCAGCTCGATCAATTAACTTCATTAAACTGAACTTCATTGCTACACGTACTGGTGTCGAGTTTAGTGAAATTGCTGGACAATAGGAGTAAATAAAAATGGCTATTTTAGGTGTAGATGACTTTAAGTCAAAATTAACAGGGGGTGGTGCTCGCGCCAACATGTTCAAAGTAACATGTAACTTTCCTGGTTATGCACAAGGTGATGTAGAACTTACCTCATTTATGTGTAAAGGTGCTCAATTACCAGCTTCGATAATTGCGCCGATTACGATTCCATTTCGTGGTCGCCAATTACAAATTGCTGGTGATCGCACATTTGAACCATGGACTATCACAGTAATTAATGATGGTGAATTTGTTGTTCGTAATGCATTTGAGCGTTGGATGAATGGTATTAACGAACATAACAATAACTCTGGTCTTGTTAATCCTGTTGATTACCAAGCTGATATGATTGTTGAGCAATTACGTAGAGACGGTAGTGTTGCAAAACGCTATGATTTCCGCGGTACATGGCCAACAAACGTATCTGCAATCGATGTTAACTATGATTCAGAGAATGCTATCGAAGAGTTCACAGTTGAGCTACAAGTTCAATACTGGGAATCAGATACCACTTCTTAATTAGTGTATAAATAATATAGTGAGGGGAATTTCCTTCCCCTCCATTATTATGAGGATTATTAAACATGGCTGAGTTTTTTGGCTTTGAGATAAAAAGAAAAGATACAGATGCAACTGAGAAACCTTCAGTAAAAACGTTTGTTACTGATGCTGAAGAGGACGGTGCTGGTGTCATTAAGGCAGCAGGTCATTTTGGATCTTATTTAGATTTAGATGGTAACCAAAAGAATGAAGCGGACTTAATTCTTAAGTACCGTGATATTGCATCGCATCCGGAATGTGATACTGCAATTGAAGATATTGTAAATGATGCAATTATTGGCGATCATGATTCATCGCCTGTTGATGTCATATTAGACAAAGTAGATACCTCTGATGCTATTAAAGAGACAATCAGAGAAGAATTTGACAATATTTTGACAATGCTAAACTTTAGTCAGCACGGTCATGATATATTTAAAAAGTGGTATATCGACGGACGATTACCATATCATATTGTAATTGACTCGAATGCTCCAAAGAAAGGTATTCAAGACTTACGATATATTGATCCTATTATGCTTCGTAAAGTAAAAGAAGTAACAGAAGAAAAGGATCCAAAAACTGGTGCAACTCTAGTGAAAGGTTCAAAAGAGTTTTTCATTTATAGTAATCCAGACGATACAGCTGATGCAAGTGGCCGTCAGTCTGGTCTAAAAATACATAAAGATTCGATTGCTTATTGTACATCAGGTATGTTAGATCCGAGTCGTAAGCGTATTCTTTCATACTTACAGAAAGCAGTTAAACCAGTTAATCAGCTTCGAATGATGGAAGATTCTTT